GAGCCAAACTTCTTCGCTGGATGAGTGCCACTCTCTTCAAAGTGCTTAAGCCTAGAGGAGATCGCCTTATCATCTATGTAGGGAATATGTATTCGGATGAATGTTTGCTCAAACAGTTCGCCGATCACCCGCAATGGCTCTCGCTTATCACAGGTGCAATCCTTTATACTGGGGAACCACTCTGGCCTGAGCTTTTCAGTCTTGAAGAATTGCGTGAATCCTTCCTTCACGACGAAGCCCTAAGCCAAGCGGATCTTTGGTTTGCGGAAATCATGAATGATCCAAAGGATTCAGCCAAAAGCTTGCTTCCTTCAAATCTTCCTGAAGCGCCAGATCACGAAGCGCTTATTGCAAATCTGGATGGAGCATACATTACAATTGACCCAGCAGGCTTCCGCAATACTTCGGACGACAATCAGATCATTGTCCATGGAGTATCCGATGGAAAAGGGCATGTAATTGCTTCTGATCGAGGAGTCATTAAGCCAGACGAGCTTATCCAAAAAGCATTGAGGCTTGCTTTAAGGTTTCGAGTCACGGTAATTGCAATCGAATCTGTAGCCTATCAGCAATCGCTTTGCTTTTGGATGCAGCATTTCATCCAGCAATTGGGTATTACAGGATTGCATGTAGTTGAGGTCTCGCCTCACGGCCGTACCAAGGAAGCTCGCATTCGGCAGTTTATTCAAGAATGCTATGCAGGCAATTATACTCTTGCTTGCCCGGCGACCCGCGCAGACTTTGTTTGGCAAGCCCTTGCATATAAAGTAGGAAAGAAAGATAACAAGGATGACTTGCTAGATGCCTGCGCTTATGGCATTGATGTTCGGAATGAGTATTGGCATCTCATAGGAATCAGAGAAGGACTGGATGAAGCCTACGAGAAAGCCCAGGTCATTCCAGACAATACTCCATTCTAACTCCATTTTAAACCTCTAAAGGAGCCACCCAAATGGCACGACGCTCAAATGACGGATTGCTTCGTCTAAGCCCTCAAATCCAAGAACGAATCATTGCTTATGGCAAGAAAGTTCTCCAATCCCACAAAGCNTTNTCTTCCATGCAAGCAAAGATGGAAGCCATCGACAAAGCCTANGCTCGATACAAGGCTCGAGACGAATCCCAAGCCAATGTCCCTTGCGACATTTTCGCAAATGATTCGGTAACTCCTCCGGTAGTCATTTCCCAAGTAGACTCCTTGGTAGCTAATTGGGCAGATGTTTATCTTTCTGGCTATCCACTTTTCCCAGTTGTGTCTACCAATAAGACAAAGCAATGGGCTGAGCAGCTTGAAGCAATGCTGGATGATCATGCAACTCTTGGAGGCTATGCTCGTCAGCTTTTGCTGGCTCTTCGAGATGGAGCCAAATACAATTTCTGCGCAATCGAAGCAGATTGGGATACCCTGAATCAATTCTCTGTCCTTGGAGATTTCACCAACGAAGAAACTGGAACCCGCATTGATCGTTCTCAGCGAGGCTATACCCGAATCGAGCGCCTTGATCCTTACAATACTGTCTTCGATTATAATGTGCCTCCCGGCGATGTATCAATGCAAGGGGACCACGCAGGCTATATCAAAATGCTGTCGAAGATTAAGCTCAAGCGACTGCTCAATAAGTATTCCTTGGAGCAAACAGCATACAATGTCGATGAAGCCATGGCTCACGACTTGCAAAAAGCCGGCGTTGCGTATACAATGAACTACCGTCTGCACCCGTCGATCAACAATTACGTCGATCCGCGAGTGCCTACCGATCAGTTCGACTGGGAAGCCTATATGTCTGGGCATGGCCAAAATAAACAAGGCATTCGCCCTGGCCAAGCACTTAATTACGAAGTGTTCACCTTGTACGCAAGGATCATTCCGCGAGAATTTGGCATTGCTGCACCTCAGCCCAATACTCCGCAGATTTGGAAATTCGTAATTGTCAATGAAGAAATCCTGATCCATGCGAAGCGCGTAATCTCTGCGAATGATTGCTTGCCAATTCTCATCGGTCAGCCTCAAGAAGATGGCCTTGGCTATCAAACTCAAGGTGTGGCTGAGGCAGCAATTGATTTCCAAGAGAGCGCAGAGAAGCTTTTCAATATTCGCTTTGCGTCAGCTCGTCGTGCTGTCTCAGACCGAGCCCTTTATAATGCGGATGCAATTCGTCCTTCTGATGTCAATTCCAAAGCAGCTGCACCAAAGATTCCAGTTCGCACTTCAAGCCTAGCCAAAGGCGAAATGCGTTTGCAAGACCTGTATCATGCAATTCCTTTCGATAGCCGAGGCACTGAAACCGTCCTTCAGGATGCCACAATCATTACGGAATTCGCAAAGGATCTTGCTGGACTCAATAATGCTCAGCGAGGACAATTCCAGAAAGGCAATAAGTCGGTTCAGGAATGGGAAGATGTTATGGCAAGGGCTGATGGCCGAACTCGCTTGCCTATCATTTCACTGGAATTCCAAATCTTTGTGCCATTGAAGCAGATCCTTTTGATCAATCTGTGGCAATACGGAGAGGATTCGGTGGTGGTTTCCCAAAAGACTGGGGAAGTCCTTGATGTGGATATTGCTGAGCTAAGGCGCCATGTGCTGGCCTTCCGCCTTGCTGATGGGCATACTCCAAAGGCTAAGCTGGCTTCCACAGAGACTTTGATGGCAGGTATGAATATGATCATGAATTCTCCTGTTCTTCAGCAAAGCTATGGAGCACAGCTTCCTGCAATCTTTGCTCACCTTATGCAATTGGGAGGGGTTCGAGGTTTGGAAGAATACGCTCAACCAGACGCTCAATTGGCTCCGCTTCAAGGACAGCCTGGAGGAGCAATTCCAGCACCTCAAGGGCAAGCTCCTATTCCCAGTCAGGTTCCTCAAGATCCAATGGCTCTCTTAGGAGCAATGCAAGGCGGGGTGCCCGGACAGGCTCCTATGCCAATGCCTAATCCCGAAAGTCCTGTCTGAGTGTCCGTGAACCTGTAGCGCTGGCAGGGGCGAGCCGTATGACGCATAAGAAGTTTTGTTTTGGCAAGGAGGAGCGCAGGCAAAGGAAGATTTGCGAGCTTGCGAGCAAATACTCTTTGCCGAGAACTCCTTGAGAAAAGAAAACTTCGATGCGCGGCTCTGGTCCGCCCTGCCAGTTGCTCAGGTTCAAGTAGCGGATGATTGTCAATTAATTACCAAAAGAGGTTTCTTATGTCTGATCCACAAGAGCTTTTTCCGATTCAAGAACTCAGCCAAACTGAGCAGGATTTAATCGTTGCTGCTCTTGGCACTCCTGTGGTTCGCAAATATCTTCGAGCACTTGGATCAAATTTGGTTCGAGATTATCTCATGCTCGATGCTTCCGCAATCTCTGATGAAGTTTTGGCTAAACATCATCAGTTCGTTAAGGGCCAGCTAGCTCTCCTAGATGCCCTTTGTTCAATCCAAGCCGCCTCTTAATTTAAAGGAGTTTCAAAATGTCCATTATGGATTTCTTCCGTCAGCCTCAAAATCAAGCTCCGGTTCAAAATCAAGCTCCGGCTAAAGGCCAAGAGCAAGCCAATGCTCCGGCTCCCTCTCTAGGAGATAACCCCGGCCAAACTACCCCGATCGCCAGCGAGCAGAATAAGCCTGTCGATCCCTTGGCTGCCTATGGTAAACTGTTTGAAGAGTCCAAGGAAACTCCTGAAGCCCCTCCTAGCTTTAAGCTTGATCCTGAGCTGGTAGGCAAGACTGCTTCTTCGATGAATTTCCTTCAAGGAATGCCTCAAGAAGTTGTCCAAGCTGCACAAAATGGAGATGCCAATGCCCTTATGCAGATGATGAATATCACTGCTCAAAAGGCATATCAAGCAGCTCTGTCTCATTCTTCTCATCTGACTGACAAGTTTGTGGATTCTCGCAGTAAGTTTGATATGGAGCGTGGTCTTGCTCCTCGTGTTAAATCTGAGCTCACGCAGCAGGCTCTTTCGTCTGCTCCGAATTACTCCAATCCGGTAGTTCGAGAAAAGACTCAATGTAAGAAGACTCGTCGTTTCCAAAAACGACTTATCCTGATGCTTCCCCGCAAGAGATTGCTCAGATGGCTCAGCAGTACATTATGGATCTTGCAAATGCTCTTAATCCTAACGCCAATCAAGCTTCGAAGCAGGAAGCCGAAGGTGAAATGGACTGGACCAAGTATCTGACTCAATAAACCCTTTTCGTTTTCTTTTAGGAGATTCACATGTCCACTTGGGGCGCTGGTCTTTTCAATACCACTCGTAACCCGGCAGAACTGAACACTCGTTCCTTTGCTGGTACTATCCTTCGTCTGTTCCCGAATGGTTCGGCTCCGATGTTTGCTCTGAGTTCGCAATCGGGCAAATCGAAAGCCAAGTCGTCGACGCATGGCTACTTCTCCAAAGTAATGAAGTTTATTACTCTGGCGGTTCCTGCGGGCGGCTTTACCGATGTGGCTACCGATTGGAATGGCTTTGCTAGCACTGCTGGTATGGTTAAGTCCATGGTTCTCCACAATCTTCGCACTCGTGAAAACGTGCTTGTGTCGGCTGTGGACAATGGCACTGACCTTACGGTTGTTCGTGGCTTTGGTCGTGTTGCGGCTGCTGCAATGAATGCTGGAGATAAGCTGATTTGCGTCGGTACTGCGAATCCTGAAGGCTCTGTCCGTCCGGCTGCTCGTAACCTCAACACTACTTACATTCCGAACTTCACTCAGATTTTCCGGAATGCTTGGGCTCTTACGGATACTGCACGCGCTTCGCTGGCTGAACAAGGCTGGTCGAACGTTGCTGAAAACCGCAAGGATTGCTCTCTGTTCCATGCTGTGGATATTGAGGCTGCAATCATTTGGGGCCAGCCTCTGATGGATACCACTGGCGAACAGCCGATGCATACCACCCAAGGCGTTGTTGATGCTCTTGAGCAATATGCTCCGGGCAATACCAATCCGGCAGGTGCTACGACTTCCTATTCGCAATTCGTGGATATGGTCGAGCCGGCTTTCCAATACGCTACGGATGCTTCCAATCCGAAGGAGCGCATTGCCTTTGGTGACAATACTGCCATCCAGGTGCTGAACAAGATGGGCCGTCTTGCTGGTGATATTACTATCACCCAAGACGAAACTTCGTTCGGTATGAGCTTCCAGCAAATCAAGTTCTACAAGGGTACGATCAATCTGGTCGAGCATCCCCTGATGAATGGTCTGGGAACTCAAGGCAATCTGCTTGTTATGGATATGGCGGCTCTGAAGCTGGCCTATCTGGATGGGCGTGATACCAAGGCCGAAGAATATGGCATGGGCGGAAAGCAGGTTGAAAACGGCATCGACGCTGTTGGTGGTTCTCTGACCACTGAATGCGCTGTTGAGCTGATCAACCCGTATTCCTGCGCTTATATCGAAGGCCTGACCGACGCTGTTGCCGGTTAATCGTTAGTTCCATGTGCCCCATAGCTAAGGAGTTTCTCCCTCCCATTTGGCTATGGGGCATTTTCTTTTCTTTTAGGAGTTTACTATGACCCCCCTTCAGCAAAAGCTTCAACAAAAGGCCGCAGACAATGCCTCACAAGCGCAGACTTCTGAAAGCTCTCCGACTGTATATCGTGCTCTGCGTGCTGGTCGTTATTCTTTGGCTGGCAAATATGAGTTTCCAAATGGGCTGGGCGAATTTGTAGCCGACGGCTCTGAAGAACGCATTGCCGATCTGAAATCCTACGCCGACCGCGGCTTCCTCGAAGAAATCAAAGACGTTCCCGCTTCTTCTGAGGAGTAAGGCAGATGCTTCCGAACGCACTTGTTTCGGAAGTTCTGCAAATTACTAAGCGACCGGACAAGGTTGATGCTGCTTATCGAGAGCTGAATAAAGCTATCAGAAAGCTATCAACCTCTACGGAGCTTGCTCGTGATCTTTGGGAATTTGTGTACGAATTGCCGGAACCTCAGGCTCTTGTGCACACAATTCCCTTAGATGAGCTGGTTCAGAATTTCCGCAAGTTTTGTTATATNCTTCCTGTGGGATACCGAAAGCCTCTCAAGNTAATCACNCCNGANNCAATGTTCGATGTGGATTGNNGAGANTCTTTGGATTCCTACTATGTGAATGGCCATTCGGTGCGAGTTAGTCTTTCTCGTCCTCAGCCTGCTTTGAAGATTGGTTATTTCGAGTATCCAATCTCAGTAGACAAAACGTCGAATTACGAAGGAGGTGATGTTTATCCTTGGTTATGTGATATTGCAGAGTATGTGCTCATTGACTATGTTGCGGCAGCAATCTTCCGCAATATTGGAGATGACACTTCTGCTCAAGCCCATGAAGCAGATGCTCGAATTGCTTGGGAAAGTCTGAAGCAAGACATTCATTGGGGAGGAATCCCGCAATGATCGAGAACCTAAGCCTTAGCATCTTAACTTTAGTCATTCAAGCTGCCATCGCAATTGCAGGATTTGTTGGAGCTTTTATGATTAATCGACTCATTAAAGCAATTGATGGGTTGAAGGCTGCTGATGCTGCTATCGAGCAAAAGCTTTTGGATCATCGAGAAGATATGCTGAAGAATTACGTGCGTCATGAGCATCTTGAGCCTATGAAGAAAGACATCATAGGAAGGATTGATCGGTTTGAGACTAGCGTAATTCGAAGCGTATCCGAGATGGAGCA